AGGCTGCCATAAAACCCCTTTGATATCAACCACTTACCTCTATCTCAGTCAATATTAGGTCCAGTTCTTCCAGCAGTTTTAGGTCATTGCAACTATCCCCTGTATGCACAAGTGCCACTGTTTGTCAATAACTATTTTAACCAAAAAAAACCCCTATTTCTAGGGGCTATGATCTTTTAAATGTTACCTAGTTTACAGGTTATATGATTTCACTAGTTCTTCAGCCTTTGTATTGATGAGACCTTGATTATTGAGTACCCACTTAGTTAACATATCTAGTTGATTAGGGCATTCTATCTCGACACCAAAATGACTAGACAATAATTCATTTATTAGTTCACTCTCTAGACCAGTGTAACCTAGCTCCTCCACTTCCCACTGAATATCATTTAGCATCATTGCTAACATTCTTTTATCTTTAACAGCTTTTAGTAATTGCACAAAGTAAATCATTAGTTACCCCCTATCTTTGTTACACTCTAGTAAATCAGCTCATTATACACCATGTGTCATAATTAAAAAGTATTAAAGTTCATAGTGGTAAAATACTTGAGACTCCACGCATTGATATAGGTGAGACCTACTTGTTAGGTATCCGCTAGAAGTTTCAAAATGGTATTTTCCTGTAATTCCGTTTTGCCTTTCAATTATATAGCCATAGTTACCACGACTATTAAAAATAAGACTAAACCTGTATGCGTTACCATGCTTTGAAATCATTTCAAATTCCTGACCTACTCTCTTTTTGTCTATCAGCTCTAAATTTTCTATAAGTGTAGTGTCTAAGTTCATAAGTTCCCTTTGTTGTTTGTTTCTATACTTCATTATACACCATGTGTCATTTATTACAAGCACTATTTTTATAATCGCTGATTTATTTCAATCGCACTATATGCCGTTACTTCTGAAAAGTATCTGATACAATACTCTAATTCTACAGCATGACACCTATCTAATCTAATCATACATTGAATGTCTCTAATCGCCGTCATCGCTGACACTATATTGACTGGCTGATTATTAGTGAATACACAAGCCTTTAATGTTCTGTAAGCAGCTCCCTCATCATTGGCTGATTTATAAACGCTTAATAGGTGAGTTAAAATACTTGGACACTTAGTCATATTTAATTCCTTTGTTGTTTATTTCTATATAACCAGTATACACCATGTGTCATTTATTACAAGCACTATTTTTATATACACTATAAGAAGGTATTGCAAGAAACATGCCATAGACCTAATACCAACAATCTGTGGCAGCTCAGATTACCTCTAGAATCCATTTAAAATAACTTTCCATGTACTGACTAGGGGTAACGTTAGGATAGCTTAGAGCGGTCATTCTGTTATCCTGATAGATATGTAAAATGTTTATACAATGGGTGTCAGAATATTAACACTTGACAAGGTATTAATGGCATAGATCTTGCATACTAAAAGGTTTGTCAAGAACTATCTTTGTTTGGGTAATCAAACTATTATGTGTCAAGAACTATCTTAGAAGGTTGGCACAACTATTGCATCTGCAAGTAGGTTGCCAAGTCTTCTTGGTCCGTTACTTGCAAGGGGTAGCTCTGGTACAATTATTGCTACTGCAAGTTCCATGCCAGCTAGAACACTGGCACGTTTATTGCATCTGCAAGTTCCATGCCAAGGGGGGTGGTGGGGGGTGAGGGACATTTGGGTTGGGTGATTTATAGGAGACTCTCTAACAATATATATACTTACCTAGACTTAATACTGTATGTTACACACATCACCCCATTCTCCAGACCAACAATCAATAGCTTGAACTTTAGTGTCCCTTTTGGTGATACGGATTATTTCTTCGCACGTTTCATTAAACCAAAAACAATCGACAAATAAAACCTACACCCTCTAAGACGATCGGTTCTCTGGGTTAGCGTGTGTACTTTGTAATCTTTAGTTCCGTTTAAACTTAGCTTGGAACATTCAGGAAGCATTTTTGGTAGATCGCTTGTCTTATAGTATTAAATATATACAACGTCAACGTTTAGCTCCATTAATTGTTCTTCGGTTAATCTTGTAGGGGGTGACATAACTGTCACATTTCTTGCAATAAAAAACCCTTCATGGTCTAATTTTATTGTAAACGTAGTCTCCATTACTAACTCCTCCCCCAGAAGCTCTCATCCTTTCTCTAAGCCCTCCCATGGGCTAAACCTATACTATCCCTAGTCCTCTTTCTTGTCAAGCTCTAAAGCCTTCTCTAATGTCTTCTTCAAAGCAATGATAGATTCGTCATTTTCGGTTTTATGGAAGCAAGGTTCCATTGCCACGCTACTACAATTAATACAATAATAAGTTGCCCCTTGGTAGTAACATTCATTACCTAGCCGACTATAAACGTGTCCTTTTTCTCCACAGTTAGTACAAAAAATATCTTCATACATGTAGTATTCTTCTATCTCTCTTTTATATTTACTTACTTTTATTTTTACATTCTGCATAGTAATTCCTATTACCCTTTTTCACAAACTTACCTAAGCATTGTTTATATTCTCTTTGGCAAGATTTAGCAGAAGCTCTGATATTAGTCAGGTCTTTGAAGGTCCATGTTTGACCATTTAGTAGAACTAACAACAGTACCGTACAGATCACAACTCTAAATCCCTTTTTGCTCTATCTATTAAATCTGGGATTGATATATTTCTAATATCTTCCCCTTTGTCTACAGCAACACAAGCTTCAGCGTGCATCCAACCGATTGCTTCGATAATTTTGTCATTTAAAAAGTCAATTCTATCAAATAATTGATTATGGTTGTCTTCAACTTCTTTTTTAACTGACTTTCTTAGTCTTCTATTTTCATTTTCTAATAAAAACGTATAATTACTCATCTTTTTACCTCACAAGTGTATTCTATTTCGTATTCACTCTTTTTCGTAACCTTACTTAAACAACCTAACCCTCTGGTATTACATTTGATTGCCTGATACTCCATATCATTCAGGTCTTCAAATGTCCAATTCTGTCCGTTAACCAACAACAAAGTTAATATAGCACAATACATACTAAACTCCTAATACTAAGTGTGTAATTAATGTACCTAAACTCCAACCTATTAGAATTATAGCAATGCTATCAAACACTTTTCTCATTTAAAGTCCTTATCTAACATATATTTATCTTTTACAGAAATGGTACATTTTACTTTTTTAGAGCTATTATCTACCATTCTATAATTTAATTTTATCTTTTCGTTCAAAATATAGCGGTCTAGTCTGAAACCAGTAACTCTGTACAACTTATTGTTATCATTTAGCAATAAACAATCACCAACTCTGTAAGAAGGTACTATAAAATACAAACAAAAGCAAATAAAAAGTACGGGAGGCAGTGAAAGACCTATTAGAATAGTACAATCTTTCCACATTTTGAACAAATCAACTCCTTTTTAATCTTTACCCATCTATGAAACCCAAAATAACACCAAATTTTAAGATTTTTTAATTTCTTCAGCCAATTTAGCATCTAGTACTTTCCTTTCTGCTGAGATTTCTACTATATACTTTTCAATCTTAGAAAAAAGATCACTAGCTTCACGCAAACCACTCTCATTTCCACCTAAAAAGTACTCAACATAGGTTTCTTTTATGTATTGAAGGTCTTTTAGAATGTTTTTAGACCTATTTGCCGGACAGACTGCTCCAGATAACCCCATATTGACTCCTTAATTGTAACATTAAACCTAAAATATAGAGAATTATTGTTCTCAACCTACCAAACTGCTCTAGATGACCCTACTTCCCATTGAGATAAAATCATGTAGGCTAATTCATCAACAATAATCTCCGCATCTACCCAATACTCCTCTTCAGAAGGACAAAGGGAAAAGAACTTTAGATTTAAATAGGTAGTTTTTCATAAATTTAACAACTAGATATAGGTTATTAATACGTCAAAATAAGAATAGCATATATACTTGGGAGAGTCAACATATGGATTGGAAAGCTATGGGAGCTAAATTGCTCTCTAAAAAAAGAAGAAGAAAAGAAACTGGCGAGAAAGATCCTTATGAAAGAAATTACGAAGGAATGGACCCAACTGACATAGCTCGGGCAAAAGCCATTGATGCTGCCAACAAAAAAAGAAAAGAAAGAGAAGATAATGACACTTACGCATGTGGTGGTGTCAAATATGATAAATTAAAAAAACTACTTAAAAAGAAAAAGTAAACAATACTTAATTGCTGGTTTACTGGACTTACTTCAGGAGTGAAAAAATGAAACACCTTCCGTTAGGCTTATTTGTAGCCTATTTATTATTTATTTGTTCTAAATCAGTATTACATCCAATTACATTCCAAGAAGCTCTCGTTTTAGGTGTCCTATCTCTTTTGATGGTAGTCCCTAAGGTGTTGTCACATCTACACCGTAAGGACTTAAGAAAATTTCGTATCCTTGATAAAGAGCTTGACCTTAAAAAGCCTATTTTGGAAGATTCCGAAATCGCTGCCTTAAAAAAAGAAAATGACATTGCAGCCTTAAAACTTAAGAAGTTCTTAACAGATCAAGAATACACAAAACGTGAAATTAGTAAAACTATCGAAACTAAAGGTGGAATGCGCTTTTAGGCAGGATGCCGTAGGCAAAAACAATTTACAGGAAGTAAATAAATGTTTTTGACAAGAGGACTTAATGAAAACTAGAATAAGATACTTTAAAGACCAGAAAAATGAAAGACTCGTATCTGGGGTTATATTATCACAAGTAACCGGAGCACGTTATACCATTAGACTCTACCCTGAAGGTATGAAATTCGAGATCGTTAATATGGGTAATGGAAACATAGTTAGGAGAGGGGTATCTCAAACCAAAGACATTAGATACCTAAAAGAAAGAGTTCGTCGAGTCATCCAAGCAATGGGACTTGGCGTGAAACTTACTAGAGAGATTAGGAGAAAGAATGTCAGATGATATACTAGGAATGGAAAGTGGATTTGAGAATGAAGCTTTAAGAAAAAAAATTTCCGAATTAGAAAAAGAAATCTACAAGTATGAACAGATTATAAGAGATAATGACCTAGACATAGATGATATACCTGAAATGTCAGATGAGGAATATATATGTATCTCTCAGATAGGTAGATTAAAGGAACAATCTGAAGGAATGGCTTTCGACCAAGAACAAGCTAAAATATTCGACACTCTAGTGAAAGACTTGAACCTTATTAGGGGAGGTCAACCTAAAAAGAAAGCTAAAACCAAAACTAAAGCCCAAGTTAAAGATCTGATCAAAATAGCAAAAAGTTAAAAATAACAGTAAATCTAATAAATTCGACGGAACAAATGACAACCAAACGTGGAAAAAAGACATTATCTAAAGAACAAGCAATAGCGAAACTCTGGGAAATTGGAGATTTGTCGTATAAGCTAAAAGGAATACAAAAAGAAATGCGCGATAAAGTGTACGACTCGCCTCACGACATTACCGTTTTCTTATGTTCGAGACAAACAGGAAAAAGTTATACCATGTGTTTAATTGCTGCAGAGTATTGTCAAAAAAACCCGAACACAAAAGTTCTATTAATGTTTCCTAAAAAAAACATGGCAGCAGCAGTCGCTAAAGAACAAATGAGAACAATACATAAAGATTGTCCTGAATACCTTAAACCTGAACATAAAATCGCAGATAAAGAATTTGTATACCCCAACGGTTCTATTATTATGATGGCTGGTGCTGATGGTGGACATGCAGAAGCGGCAAGAGGAAAGACTATACATTTAATATTATGTGACGAAGGTGGGTTTTTTCCTTATAACGACATGATGTACATAGTTAACTCTATTCTATTACCTACCATGACAACTACTAATGGTAAAATGATAATAGCATCAACTCCCTCTAAAGAACCTGATCATCCTTTTTTAACTAACTTTGTTGATGTTTATAGATCCAAAGGTTGGCTTGTTGAGTACGATATATACTCGAATCCGTTAATTAATGATAAAGTTAGAGAAAAAATTATAGCCAGATACCCTCTAGGAGAGGAAGATCCAGAATACCAAAGAGAATACCTTCTTAAGAGTAATACATATAGTTCTTTAATGGTTATTCCTGAGTGGTCCGATCTTGAAAAAGATATACTCAAAGAGGTAGAAATTCCAGTTTACTACGATGGGTACGTGTCGTGCGATCCGGCAGTTGTCGATTTAACTGGAATAGTTTTTGGTTATTTTGATTACCTTAGAAAAAAACTAGTAATAGTAGATGAAGGTGTTCTTGGTGGAGAAGGACAAAGAGCATTAACCACTGACGATATAGCTAATTGTATAGTTAGAAAAGAATCCTCAGTATACACAAACCCGTATACTGGCGAAGTAAAAAAACCTTACATGAGAATTATTGATAATAACTTACCACTTCTCATAAACGACCTTCTTGCTAACCATGATATCAGATTTAAAGCTACAAAAAAAGACGGAAAAGAAGATAAAGTGAACATGGTTAGGATGATGTTTAAACGTGGTGAGATAGAGATCCATCCCCGATGTGTTAATTTAATAGAACATATTCGCAATGCTAAATGGAAACCTAATAGAAAAGAATTTGCTAGAAATAAAGGAAATAAAAATAAGAATATTAAAGCTAATCACTCAGATTTACTTGATGCGCTCGTGTATCTCGTTAGAAATTTGCAACCTGAAAAAAATCCCTATCCAGAAGGGTATTTCGAATTATCAGGAAGTAATGTTTACCAATCACACTTAGGAAATAAACAAACTAGTCAACAAACTTTTATGAACTCAGTGATGAATCGGAAAAAGTAACAACTAGAAACAGGAGATAATATGAGTTCAGAAATATATTTTGCTGCAGACAAAGTAGAGAAAACCGTCGAATATTTATCAAAGAAAGGTTCTAATTGGTTTAATCACCTATATCATAATAGATACCTTGAAAAAATTAAAAGAAGCTGGATGTCGTATCATGGAGCCTATTTTACTGATAATGGTGGAGATGGACATCAAATAACTTTCGGAGGAGAGCAAGGTGAGTATGTAAATATTGCGGTTAATCACTTTAGAAATATAGCTCAACATATGTTAGTTATGGTGACATCAACTCGACCAGCTTTCCAAGCACGATCATCTAATATCGACCATAAATCTCAAGTTCAAACATACCTCGCTCATGGCATCCTAGAATACTATATGAGAGAAAAACGACTAGAAAGGTTTATTAAAAAAGCGGTTGAGTATGCTATCGTTCTTGGTTCGGGTTTTATAAAAATGGAATGGAACTCAACTAGCGGTGAAGTATACGATACAATAGACTTTGATGAAGAACTAATAGTTGACTATGATGAAGACGATAACCCTCTTGACGAGAATGGTCGTATTCTAAAACCATTCCCAGTATATCAAGGTGATGTTGAGTTTGAAAACCTATCACCTTATGATGTTATTTTTGATAATACAAAAGAAAGCGCAGAAAACCACGATTGGGTTCTTACTAGAACGTTTAAGAATAAATTCGACATTGCGGCAAAATATCCAGAAAAAGCTGAAGAAATAATGTCTCTAAAGTCTAAAAACCAAGAACAAAGTGGGATACGCGCAACGTTGTCGTATATCGATGATACCGTTGAAGTTCCTGTGTATGAGTTTTTTCATAAAAAAACAGAGTCCATTCCTGAGGGCAGGTATCTTCTTTATGTTGATACTAATATCGCGCTTATGGATACTCCCATGCCTTATAGAAACCTGCCTATATATAGGATATCTCCTTCGGACATATTAGGTACACCTTATGGGTATACTTCAATGTTTGATTTACTTCCAATGCAGGATGCAGTAAATACATTATATTCTACAATTCTCACTAACCAAAATGCGCACGGAGTTCAAAGTATTTTAAGTCCAAGAGGTAATGACGTTAAAGTTTCTCAGGTTGCAGAAGGTATGAATTTTATCGAATACAACACAGTAGATGGGGCTCCAAACGGAGGTGCACCTACTTCATTAAACTTAACTCAGACCCCCGGAGAAATCTTTAACTTCCTACAAATGATAGAGAGAGCAATGGAAACGGTTTCTGGTGTTAACTCTGTTGCAAGGGGTAATCCTGAAGCTTCACTGAGGTCGGGTAATGCACTAGCATTAGTTCAATCTCAAGCATTACAGTTTCTTTCAGGTCTGTCTCAATCTTATATCCAATTGATTGAAGACCTCGGTACAGGCTTAATTAAGCTAATTCAGGATTTTGCAAAAGTCCCTAGGATAGCCGAAATTGCAGGAAAATCTAATCGAAGTAAGATGAAAGAATTTGTCGGAGATGATGTTAATAGTATCACTAGAGTTGTGGTTGATGCCGGTAATCCTCTTTCCCAGACGACAGCCGGTAGAGCAGAGATGGCTTCTAATCTTTTACAAATGGGACTAATAAAAAGTCCAGAAGAATATTTCGCAGTGCTTAATACTGGTAAACTAGAACCTTTGATCCAAGGTCAACACGACGAACTGTTATTAATAAAAGCAGAAAACGAAAGACTGGTTGATGATAGTAGTGATGTTATTGCAATTGATACCGACGATCATGCTTTACACATTAGAGAGCATAAAATTGTACTTGCTGACCCCGATGCTCGACTAGACATCGAATTAGTTACAAGAGCACTAGCTCATATCCAAGAGCACGTTGATGCGTTGAGACAAGTTAACCCAGATCTTCTTAGTATAATAGGAGAACAACCTCTAGCTCCAGTTGGAGGTAGTCCTGTCAATCCTAATAATGCAGCAGCACCTCAACCTAATCAAGCACCCTCTCCTGCAATGGGAAACCCCGGAGCAGAGTCCCAACAAGCATCTAATACCTCAGGGATGCCTAGAGTTGCACAACCACCAAAGGTAGGTTAATGAAAGATAAAAAGAGAGTAAAGACGTATTTAGATAGTGATGTTGTTGAAGTAGATGGTTCTGAATCATTAAAAAGTCCCAATACAGCTCGGAAAAAAGCTTTGGAAAAACTAAGAGATAAAACAATGACGTCTGTTATGAAGAAATTAGCGAAAGACTCAATCCAAGCATCAGAAGATGGTGACACAAAAAAAGAAGAGAGGATATTAAAAAAACTAAAAAAATTAAGAGAACAAAGAAAATTCGAAGACGACAACACAGCATTTTAGTCTCATACCAATAACGGCTGAGACATGTTTACATATATAAATTGTAACATAGGAGAAGATTATGTCGAATGAAGCAGTAGATTCAGCACCAGAAGAAGTAACGGAAGTTTTAGAAGAAACAACAGATCTAGAAATTGTTGACGATTCACCTAATATCGTTGATTCACCTGATATCGTTGATTCACCCGAAGTTGAAGCAGAAACTACCGAAGAGTTTCAAGAAGAAGTGGCAGAGGCTATTGAAGATGGTGCTTCGGAAGAAGAAGTTAAATCAATGGTACGTAAGTTCCAATTAAAAGTTAATGGTAAAACAATTGAAAGAGAGATTGATCTTTCGGATGAAGATGCCGTCCGACAAGAACTTCAAAAATCAGCAGCTTTTAATCACACAGCCCAAGAAGCTGCAAAATTAAAAAAAACGTATGAAAATGAAATTGCCCGACTACAATCTAATCCTTGGGAAGTATTAAAAGAGCTAGGTCTAGATCCAGAAGATCTTAATGAAAGATTCATCGAAGATCGAATTGAAGAAATGAAAAAAACCCCAGATCAACTAGAGAAAGAAAAGATGGAAATCGAACTATCTCAAGCACGCAAACGTCTTCAAGAAATTGAGAAAACTCAACAAGACAAAGAAGAACAAGAAAAAATAGCAGAAGCTGGAGCGCAATTAGAAGAAGAAATCATTACTGAATTAAAAGATAACAGTACTTTACCTCCGACACAAAAAACTATGGCTAGGATTGCAGATGCACTGTTACATGCTATGGATTATGCTGAAGAGAATGGATATGATGCAAGCGGAATCACTGTTGCAGATATTATACCTGAAGTAGAAAAAGAAATTAGAGCAGAGATGAGAAGTTTCCTAGACAACGCACCAGAAACTATGATGGAGGAAGTTATTGGTAAAAAGAATATCGAAAGACTTCGTAAAAGTCGAGTAGATTCTATAAAGAATAACCCAAAGCAAACAATAAAAGAAACGGCTAAGGTATCGAAAACAGAAGATTCTTCAAAAGAAAAACTTAGATCTTCTGACTTTTTCAGGAACTTAGGACGATAATTTAACAACTAGCATTAGAGAGTTATTGAAACATAACTAGGATTCATACATACCCTTAATGGATTGTTAGATACCCTCATGTGAATATGACAATTTAATCATAACACACTTTAAAACAAAAATCTATTAGGAGATTAATAATGCCACAAAATAACGATTTTCAAACACTTAACGCACACTTTAAGGATATCTATGCTGATAAGATCGTAGATCTCATTCCTGAAGGCGTTAAACTTTATAACTCAATTGCTTTTATCGGAGCTGAGAAACAAAACGGTCTTGACTACGTTCAACCTGTTTCTTTAGGTCTTGAGCACGGTTTCACTTATGGTGGACAAGATGGTACAGCTTTTGCTCTTAACCAAGCGGTTGCTTCTACTCACAAAAGAGCCCAGATTAAAGGTCACGAAATGGTCCTTAGATCTTTTCTTTCTGTTGGTGCCGCTTCTCGTTCAAGCAACAGTAAAGGCGCTTTTGTACAAGAAACTAAGTTTATTGTTGAAAATATGCTTAAATCATTCGTTCGCAGACTCGAAGTACAACTTATGTACGGTCAAGTTGGTCTTGGTGTAGTCGAAGCAGTACAAGGTGCTGGTGATGATGTAATAAAAATCGAAGATCACGAATGGGCTGCAGGAATTTGGTCTGGTACTGAAAATATGCCAATTCAAATTTATAGTGCTGCTGGTGCTCTTAGAGGTGAAGTTGCTGTTGTTTCTTACGACTTTGACGCTAAAACCGTTACAGTTGGGACAGATCTAACAACTCTTTCAGTTGCTGCTACTGACGTAATCTTTTACAAAGGTGCAAAAGACAACGAATTTGCTGGTATTCACAAAATCATCACTAATACTGGTGTACTTTTCAACATTGATGCTTCTGCATACAATCTCTGGAAAGGTAACGTTGTAGAAGTTGGTACTGATTTTGCTGGTAACGAAGCTGTTCTTTCTTTCGCTAAAGTTGAATCTGGTATCTCAAGAGCAATGGAAAAAGGTCTTGCAGATGAAGAAGTTCTTCTACTTTGTAACCCTAAATCATGGTCTAACCTTCTTACTGAGCAAGTTGCTAAAAGACAGTTTGATAGTTCATACTCTGATTCTAAACTAAAAAACGGTTCAAAAGAACTTGAGTTTACTGCTCAAAACGGTACTATCCGCATCAGCTCTACTATTTACTGTAAAGAAGGATATGCTTACATGATCTGTGAGAAAGACTTCATGAGAATCGGTTCTTCCGATGTTACTTATGAGCGTCCGGGTCTAGGCGGTCAATTCCTTAAGTTAATGGAAGGTTTTAACGGTTACGAAATGAGAATGTACACAGATCAAGCGTTATTTACCTGTTGTCCCGGTAAAACAGTACTACTCACATTCATTAAATCATAATAGAATACGTCCTGTATTCAAGTTCAAGAGGGGAGCGTTCTGTTCCCCTCTTTTCGTATTATTTAACAACTAGTATTAGAGAATATTAAAAGGTCCACTATGTCAATCAAGTTACAAATAGGTAATACTACATATAATTATCCAGTTCAAGGTGAAGGTAACGGTCACGGAGAAGACGCCACAGCATGGGCAGAAGGTGTAACAGCGGCTCTTGCCAATTTCTTAGGACCAAATGATATATTGATAAGTGCAGCAAACCTAGCAAACAATTCTATAACTCCTCAAAACATCCCCGGATTAGTATTTAACACAGGTGAAGTTCAACATATAGATGTTGAATATCTCGTAATCAGAACTTTTGATAGCGGAGCTTCCGTTATTACTGAATCTGGTCCAATATATGGAAATTTCAATGGTGCTGATTTTAGAATTAGTATCGAATCAACTGGTGATGACACTGGAGTTAATCTAGATATAACCTCAGGTGGGCAATTCACATATACTTCCAGTGACTTAACTGATCACGTTTCATCATTGATACTTTTTAAAGCCCAAACAATAGATTTATAACGGAGAAATAAATGACAATTAAATCGAAAAGATTCACAAAAGGCGTTATAACAAAGCCTACTACTTCTGCTGCAACAGAAGAAGGTGAAATTCGTAACGACTCTGCTGATAGTAAACAAAAGATTTTTACTGAAGGCTCTGAAAGAGAGATTGTCACGAATGATCAAACGCAAACACTAAGTAACAAAACTCTAAGTTCTGCAGACAATTCAGTTACAATTGACGCAGATACTGCAACAGTGTCTAACCTAGAAGTAGACAACCTAAAATCAGGAGTTTTGACTACCGATATCAGTGTTGCAGGAACTGATACTGAACTTCCCTCTGCTGCTGCAGTTAGAACTCACGTTGCTTCTGCTATCGCAGGCAAGGATGACGCTTCAGAGATCAGTTTTGATGACACAAATCCTAATGTGGCTGGAACTGATGTTCAAGCTGCTCTTGATAACGTTGCTAACAGTGCTGCTGCTGCTCAAGGATCTGGAGATTCTGCCCAATCTGATATAGATGACCATATTGCTGACGCAACTGACGCCCATGCAGCTTCCGCTATCACAAACACCCCCTCAGGAAACCTAGCTGCCACAGACGCTCAGGGTGCTCTAAATGAACTTCAAACTGATATTGATACCAGAGCTACATCTGGACAACTAGACGCTCACATAACCGATGCTACGGACGCTCATGCTGCGTCAGCCATAGAGTATGTTAATACAACATCAGGACTTGCTGCTACTCAAGTTCAAGGTGCCATTGATGAAGTTGAGGGAAGACTAGACACAACCGAAACTGTTGCTTCTGATGCTGCTTCTGGGTTATCTGATCACTTGTCGGATGCTGTAGATGCTCATGACGCTTCAGCTATTTCTAATGTTCCTTCTGGTAATTTAGTTGCGACTGATATGCAAGAAGCTGTAAATGAACTTCAAACTGATATTGATACCAGAGCTACTAACGCAGACCTAACATCTCATACGGGAGATACTTCTGGAGTTCACGGTGTAACTGGCGACGTTGTTGGAACTACCGACTCGCAAACACTCACAAGTAAAACGATACAAGGCGCGTCTTTAGAAACGCCCATTAGAAGTGATGTAAAACAAGATACTAAAGTAAACTTAGAGGTTTATGCTATTGGTGCTTCAAACGGTCAAATTGTCTTTGCAACTGATGAAAAACAAATGTACCAAGTTGTTGATGCTGAATTAATTTCAATCGGAGGTTCTGGTGTTGGTGGAGTTGATATATTCCACGTAGAGAGGTTTGAACAAACAGAAGCTGTTGATGCTACCACTGGTAGTGATGCAGCGTTTCTTGGTGGAGGAGTTGCCTCTGCGAGTCCTGTTAACGAAGAAGTATCTCCTTTAAAAGGAGATCGTAGTATAAAATACACTCAAGTAGCTGGTTCATCTATGGACTATTTCGCTTTTCCTGCCTTTGCTGTAGATATCAAAGAGCGTGGACAATTAGCAGGAGTTAACATCTCCTCTACATACACTGGTAACAATAATGAAGTAGATTTAATTGTATACGATGTAACTAATTCTGCGGTTATAGCCTCTGCTCCACTAAGAGCAAATGCAACAGTTAAGCCTACTGAATTGGTATTTAATATACCAGAAACTTGTACCGAAATGCGTTATGGTATTCAAGTTATCACTGAGAATATTGGTGCAGTGTTGACTATTGATGACGTCGAATTTAAGGTTAACCCTCTTGCCCCTACAGATGTTTATGCTAGTTCGGAGTGGGAGTCCTATACTCCAGTCTTTCAAGGTATAGGCACCCCCTCCCTCGTCGCAATCGAGTGGATGAGAAGTGGCTCTAATATGAAAATAAGAGGGACTTTTACAACTGGTACACCTACAGGAAGTTTGTTTCAGCTCGGTCTACCTAATGGTTTAACAGTCGGAGGGGAAACCGCTCTAGTTGTCCCTACGGGAAGGCTATTAAGAGCAAGTAACTCAAACACATATCTCCATTTCTTGGCTACAAAGGGCGACTCGTTTATTGAACTTGGGAGAAGCGACAGGACAGTTTCAACGGTACAAACTTCCCCCGTAACTGGTGGTACGGTTTTTGGTACAGGTGAGGCTCAGACCTTTTGGCTTGAAGTACCAATCGCAGGCTGGTCAGACTCAGCCCAAGGTGTAGTGGTAATGGGGCGCACAGATTCTAGCAGCGTGGAGAATGATTTTGCTTTTTGGGTAACGAATAATGGAACAGCCGTCATTAGCGAAGAGTCCATTGTCGGAACCTTCGGAGTATCTAGGTCTGCCACAGGAAGCACCTCTATAGCATACCCAGGGTTATCCTTAACAAAGATTCCATCTGTAAGATGCACAAGTGATGATTTTGGGAACGTAAATGCAGAGATAAAAAATGTAACGACAACTGGCTTTGACGTAAGGACATATATTGCCAGCTCCGATGTTGACGTAGACGGAAACTACCATTGCGCAATTACGAAAATGGCACCCGACTACATAAAAGAAACCGAGAGAACGATGGTATTTCCTAACGGTCTTGATCAACCTACTTGCTACGTTAAAGACGTTAAGATAAACGATAGCGCAGGGGGAACCTTTACATCAGGAGCGTGGCGAACTAGAGATATAAATACCCTAGAGGGAGACTGTTATTTCTTGTCGCTATCTTCAAATCAACTTACTTTAGATTCGGGCAAATACACCATTGAGGGATATGGCCCTGCTTATTTTGTTAACATTCATAAAACAAAAGTTAGAAATATTACAGACTCAGTTGATAGCATTATTGGCGGTACTGCTAGAGGAGATGATGCTAGTAGTTCCGTGGCAATGCCGACAAACTCGCCATTCAAAGGAGTACTAAATATTAGTGTAGCTAAGGTGTTTGAAATTCAACACCGATGTAGCAGAACTCAGTCAACATCAGGCTTTGGTCTCGCTTCAAACTTTGGAGTAAGTGAAGTTTATACTCAGTTAAAAATCACAAAGGTCAGGTAATATGAGTAGCATGGAGGTCGTTTTTTATCAACTAGAAGGGTGTCGAGCTTGCGATGCAGCTAAGCTACTTTTCGAGAAGCTAAAAAACGAATACAAAGAGTTTACCTTTACTGAGGCATCTCTTCCTGTAGACAAGATTGAGCTTTACATAGCTCATGCAGAGTTAGAGCCTGCAAAAGAATACTTAAAAGACGACAAAGGTGAGGTATTAAAAAACCACTCAGGTCGTCCTTTTTCAAAGGTGCTAAAAGACGAAGAAGGCAATGACATACTAGAGCCTATCTACGCTGCTCCTTCTTTTTATTTTGTTAACCCAGAAGACGAAGAGTTCTTAGGTAAAACTAATAACCCTACAGAACTAAAACCTCTACTTGAGCAAATGAGAGGTTTACTAAATGAGCAAGATTAAAGGTGGTATGAAGTCACTATTTACTATTGCTAAGAACGCAGCTACTGGAGTAGATCAATCTGTACCAGAAGCTGTTAAAGAAGAAAGAAGAGCAATTTGCGCAGGGTGTCCTAGGCTAAAAGCTACAGGACAATGTGGAGAGTGTTTTTGTTTTATAAAAGCTAAGAGCTTAATCAGACAAGAAAAATGCCCTCTAGACAAATGGTCTAGTTGGGAAGAATAAAGGAATACGTCTTGGATACTGCTGAGTGGACCAAAAGATTTGAGGCGTTAGATGATATCGAGGAGTTGTTGGTAACAGCAGCTCCTCAGTATCAACCATACGAGTACTTTAAGAAATATATACTAGAAGAAGAAGATAAAAAGTTAGCAGAAAAACGTTTAAAGCTTTTAGAAAACTTAAGCATATCATGTGAAGAAGACAAACTAAAACTAGAGCTGAGACGTTTAAGAGAAGACAGGGATGTTCTTTTAAAAGAAACCGACTGGACTCAACTTGCTGACAATCCTCTAGATTCTAACAAGAGAAAAGAATATAGGAAGTATAGAGAATATTTACGTAATTTACCAGAAGATATAAAAAAGGGTAAATTAGAACGTAAGCTGATGGAGTTTGATGGGTGGAAGAAGTGGGTGGAATCCGTTAGACATATACCCGGATATGAAAGTTATACATAATCCACAATGTGTCACATCTGTACAATAAAACTGTAATCTATGTGTCGAAAAGCTAATGTGACCAAAAGTGAAATTAGCATACTCAACCACATCGTGTCTTTTATTATAACAAAAAAAGAAGAGTTGTCAAAAGAAAATGTAAAATATAAGTAAATACCAAAGGTTAATAGATAATAGGGAATATACGCATATGGAAAAGATTAAAAGAGTCGGTAGGTTTTTTAGAATACTAGATAATGAAAATAACCTGTCTATCTCAAATATCGCAGCAATATTAATGCTAGGGAAGATCATGGTAACCCCTGCACTAGGGGCTAATGATATAGGACTAGCCTTAGTTAGTTTGATGCCTTATGTCACTAAAAAACTTAAGAAGGAATCATAATGGGTAACTTTCTTGACGCTATTGTAAAAAAGAAAATACTAGAAGGTCCAGAATCTATTAGTTCTGACACTACAACTGAAGATTATGATATATCTGGTGTTGAGAATACGTTTTCGGTTCAAGTTGATTATTTGAATGGAGTAGGACTTGATATGGACCTTTACCTAGAGGTTTCAACTAATGGTCAAAGTTTTTCTAGGATTGATGAGTCTGTTCAGAATGTAACCGATGCAACAGGAACTCATATTTGGGATGTTTCTGAAATGGGTGTTAATTACATTAGAGTTGCTTTTGTTATTAATAGCGGTTCGTGTGATATCGAAGTAGTTGAGTTTTCAGGTAAGCGGAGGCATTAGGACATGGCAAACACGTACAAAAGACTTGGAATAGATCTATTAGCTACAGGTGGCACTGACATTCGAGTTAAGACTAGAATCTCTGATAGTAGCTCTGGATTCTTAGATGATAAAATACAACCTGCGTTATCAGGAAAAATAACCAAATCAATAGGCAACCCATTTGGCAACGAGACCCTAGTTTTAGATGTTGATGAAACTGTCATTGACCATGACCTTCTTTTAAATTTTGAAATAGAAGAACATAGAGTACAGGATGACGCGCAAACAACAACATCAACTTTATGGTCTTCTCAGAAAATACAAGATGGATTAGATGAAAAAGTAAACAGAATATCTCCAGTTGCAGATAATAGATTATTAAAATCTGTTGGAACTACTGGGGTTGACATGGAACAAACGTCAATTACTGTTGACGATTCTGGCAATGTTACTGGCATTCAAGACATGATTGTAACTGGTGATCTCACTGTCAATGGAACAACAACTTCAATAAACTCGACTAATTTAGATGTCTCTGATGCAAATATTACAGTAAACGATGGAGGAACTGAAGTCTCTGCCGATTTAGGCACTGCCGGTCTAACTGTTGAAATGTCGGATGCAACTAACGTTGCTTTGGGGTTCGATTCAACTCTTACTTCTAAAATGAAAGTGGGCGAAGTTGGCGATCTAAGAGAAATTGCAACGACAACCCATACTCAATCCTTACTCAATAAAACTATAGACCTAGATAGTAATACAGTCAGTAATATCGAGTTAGATAATTTCAAAACAGGAGTTATTGATCTAGATGATACTCTTTCTACAGCAGACGATACGAAAGTGCCAACATCACTAACTGTAAAAAATTACGTAGATACTGCAGTGTTAACTAAGGACGAAGCTTCAGAGATTACGTTTACTCCCGCAGGCGACATCATAGCAACCAACGTTCAGGATGCCATTGAAGAAGTTGACAATGAAAAAGTAGCTATCTCTAATTTTAGTTCGCTATTTGGTATAGATTTTGCTGCCGAGGATACTGATGGTCTCAGTGAAGGAATCGCTAACCTTTATTTTACAGATGCACGGGCTAAAACATCAGCAGTGGTGAACTCCACAACAGGGAACGAAACAGATCAAGCTCCGTCGGTTGACGCAATAAAGACATACATAAACAACGCAACTCCTGCTGGATCTTTAGCCAAGGCTAGTGGAGATATAGATCTAACTAGTTTTATAGGAGCAAACAACGTAAGTGGACTTGATGTGACTGGTTTACTATTTGATAAACTTGTTGTTAGGTCTTTTAAAGCCTTAGTATCAGTAAGTAGAGATGCAACTTTGGATCTATTTGAAGCATTCGAGATTTTAGGACTCAATCGTGGTGGTGTCTGGGAAATCTCATACTCCAGCTTGGGAGACTTATCTGGGGTAACATTTGACATAGACAACGATGGTCAAGTTACGTATGATTCTACTGATATAACAGGACACATATCTACGGAATTGTCATTTAGAGCACTCGTAACTCATATATAATGGATAATAATGTTTATAGATAAATACGGACTAACAAATTCAAAACCAGATGAAAGTGGAGCTGAGAATGGACTACTCTGGACTCTACAACATATACTCTTAGAGGAGAGAAAAGGTAACGATCAGAGAGCCAGAATTGCTATTTTAAAGCGTTCTATAGAAAAATGCAGGGTAGGACAAGGGTTGTTCATGCAAAACCCCTCACACGTTGAATTTGGAGTTGCTCACAAAAGAGACACTTATATGTCTCCTGATCAATTGATTGCCATAATGTTAATTAGTTACAGGGAAGACTGGGTTTTTCATAAAGAGATCATGGCTGAAATAAAGAATCAAAAGTTGTTTTTTTATAATAACGTTAAAGATAAAGAAGTAAGATTGATACACCCGAGAGACTGGGTTTTGTACGTAGCAGTAAACTGTCCTATTATAGGTGGACTCCTCTTGCCTTTATTGGGAGTAGCTTGTATTATTGCTTGCATGAAATCTAGACCTCATACCTCTGGAAAACTTTTAACATGGGTTAAAGTCGAGATGTTAAAGCGTAATTTTTTAAGTATGCGTTTCGCAGGATTAGTCTGTGATTTTCTAATAAAAAGAACTCACGGAAACTGGAGTGATGTTTTCTCAATATATTTCCCTTTAGTTGATCATCCTATTCAGCTTTCGGCAAAAGAGGTATATAGTGGTAGGTAGACCAACAAGGAAGTATGCTAGTAACTTAGACCCCGGAGGGGTCTTAAAGAATGTTCACTCTCAAGAAGCGGACGCTTTACGTGTCATCGATACTGACAATATCGTAGGATCTTATTGGAGTCATGTTGTTTTAGCTTACGACGGTAATGACTCAGTAGAAAGTGCTGATTTTTACTATGATGAAAAAAGAGGAATATATAACTTAACTACTTTAGCTGATGTTGCTGGAAGTTTAAATAATAAAACATTTCTTATTAACTCGGGACAGAACGAAAAACAATTTTATGTTTGGTATAATGTAGGAGGGACAGGAGTAGATCCTGAAATACCCGGTAGAACAGGAATAGAAGTGCCAGTGGCTTTCAATGATCCTGCAGGAATTACAGCCTTAGCAAGTCAACTCGTTTTAAATAACATACCAGAGTTTAATGTTAAAATGTTACTTGGTAATAAAATACAAATAGAAAATGAAGTAATAGGTCAATCTAGTATTTCAGATTTTGATACGGGGTTTAATTTCGATACAATACAGGATGGTATCTCAAGTTTAGTAAAGACTTACGATTTCCCTCAACAAAACGACATTAAGTATGTTTATAATCCTTATGAAAAAACCTTTGAGGTTATAGATACAAGTCCTATTGAAGTGACTTTAGAATCAAGTTCGAGAACTCCAACAATCGTAAACCTGACGGTGCTATTGGCTAATACTGAACAATCAATAGCACTACCTGATAATACCAAAAAATTTACTATAAAAGTAAGAGAGAACGATACAAAACTAAAAATAAAATATGACGCAGCAGGGAGTTTTCTTGAATTAAAGAGGGCGATTATATATACAGAAGATAACCTTTTAACAACTAGCGTTACGATATTCTTTGAAACAAATAAACCCGGTAAAACTGTAGAATTGGTTTACTGGACATAACCTTAGGGAGGTTTTATGAGTGTAATTGGAAAAGACCAATTAATTTTCGATCCAACAGAAATTGCAGATAGTGATTCTGTTGGTGCTTATCTTCGTTCTTCGGACGGAACATTACTGACGCACACAAACACAACAGGAGCAGTACAAGCGCTCGATGTTAATTTAGCAGGATCTACTGGTGGTATTTCTATAGTTGATTCTGATGGTGATGAATTAGATGTCCAAGCTGACGGTTCTATTAACGTTAATGCTACACTGGACAGTCCGGTTAAGTTTAGACTAGATGGCGCTGTTGTTGAAGTTATCGAAGACAGCATAACACCTGCAAACAACCAACCTCTGCCTGTGAAACTAACATCAGCTACTGGTGATATTCAAATTACTGCTGGCGACCTTAACGTTCAACTTGAACACACTGGGGCTAACTTTGATTCACTAAGAATTGGCGACGGCACCACTTTAGCAGGAGTGTCAACAAATACAGACCTTAAAGTGGTTGATAGAGCAGCAACGGGGTTTGCTACTTCTGCAATAAGTGTTACAAATGTTGCAACTCAGTTAGTATCGTCAGCTTTAACCGAAAGGAAAGAGATAACGATTCAAAACCTAGATAATAGAGCCGTTTTTCTTGGAAACGCCAGTGTTACGATCTCTAACGGAATTAGAGTTCCAGCAAGAGGTTCGATTACACTGAAAGTCGGTTCGGGACTAGACTTTCATGCAATTTCAGCTTCTGGTACTGCGGATATTCGTATTTTAGAACTTGCATAATTTTAATTTTAGGGGTATTATGAAGATGCCCCTATTTTTAATTTAACTCGGAGTGTTTATGAAGTTTGTAAAGTCGGATCATTTAGTTAGTGGTTATCTATTAAAATTAATAGCACAAAACGTAAAATTAGATAATTTAGATTGTGAAGACGTATCTAAAGCATATCATTCCTTTAAATTAGTTCAGGATTTGCAGAGTAAAATAGCGAATGCACTTCAAATAGAAATGTCTTATGATGAGCTTTGTTTGGCGGTAAAAGAAGAAAACAGTAAAGTAGTTGAATTTGCAGAAGAATTAAAACAAGAAAACAAACTTCTAAAAGAAGAATTAGAAAAAATAAAAAAACCAAAAACTACAAGAAAACGGACAAAATAAAATGAGCATACAAGTATCTGGAGAATTTGATGACACTAACTCTGATCTATATGAGCAAGAAGTAATTTCGGTAGGTATTGTTCAAGTAGAGGCTATAGGAGCCACAACTAACATTGATGAAAGAGAATTTGTTAGAATCTATAATAAGGGAACAAAGACTGTATACGTTGGTCCAACGGGATTAACGGTTGCATCAGGAGAACCTCTTTTAAAAAAACAATGGATTGAAATTGCAATTAAAGGGCAATCGGTTTTTATGATCACTGACAGTGGAACGGTAGATGTCGTTGTGACGGATCTAGGATGATAAAAAAATCTCAGGTTGCAGAATCTATTCCTTTTGATAACGATAGTAATGGATTTGCTTCCGATGATGTACAGGGTGCTATTGAAGAACTTAGTACTAAAGTTGCAACATCGGCTTCTCCGGGGTTCTCATGGGGAAGATCTGGTAACATAAGTGCAAATACATGGCTCCGTAACGAAGGAGTTTCTTCAAATAGATCGGGTCGCGCTGTCACGTTTAATAATGCAAATATTGTTAGGATCTATATATCAACTGAAAACTTAAATACTTATACTCTCACAATATACGAACACGAGGGAGATTCCGCCAATTTAACAATACTAACTACAATCTCAGTAACGTCGTCTAAGGTAGGAGATAGTGGAACAATATCAGTACCTGTTACTACCGGTAGGCAGTTAGCGGTTAGGCTAACTGGAGGATCAGCTAAAAATGTGGTAGTTGGTATAAACTTATCTGGGAGTAATTCTTAATGTCTAAGATATTAAAAAACACCACGGGGACCATCATAGATCTTAATGTTTTAGGAATAGACATTCCAGCATTGGGTGAAATAGAAATAAATGCACAAGATTACATATCTCTAGCAACAGTAGATTCCGTACTAGAATTAACTCCTCTTATAAACGCAGGAGAGGTTGTAGTAAATGATGGCGTTTCTGACCTATCATCGACAGAAGGAATTAACTACGTTTCATTCCCTAATTTTGCAAATTCTGTAAGATTAGACAGTTCTAGTTTCGTTTCAAAAGACGTAAGAAGCGCACTAGAAGAGTTAACTGTTACTCCAAACGAATTTGGTATATTTGCTATATGGGCTGAAGAAAACGGAGGACTAGCTAATAATAGTTTAGAGTTTTCATTCGGAAACGGATCAACAGGAAACATAGGCGTAACTATACCAGTAAATGCTAGATTGTTTGCTGTATCGTATCAAGCTGAAACTTCAGGAACGAACACAGAAATAGCCGTAACTCAAAACAACACAAACGTGGCAACCACAGGTTTACAATCTAATAACTCGGGTTTTGTAGAATTGCCTGCTCCGGTACAATATATCGCAGGAGATGTCGTAAACTTTAGAACGGTAACTGGAGGAGGCGCAGTAGACGTTAGACCTTGTGCTTGGTTTAAAGTTCCAATAAGCACACTAATGAACCTAACCTTAGATGAGCTTACTGATGTTCAAGTACCGACTCAGACAACTGGAGAAGTTTTGCAATATAATGGATCATTTTGGGTAAACTCTCAACTAGACAAAACAGATGTAGGTCTAGGAAACGTAGATAACACAAGTGATTTAAACAAACCAATATCCACAGCAACACAAACAGCATTGAACCTAAAGTACAACAACTCTAATCCGCAAGGCTATGAAACTCCTGCACAACTGAACGTAAGGGATACTAATAATCGAGCTAGATCTAATCACACAGGGACTCAACTATCGTCAACAATCAACGACTTTGCTGAAACAGTTAGGTCAACCATCTTAACTGGATTATCCTTTGCGAACACAACACTAGTAACAGCATCGGATTCTATACTTGTTGCAATAGGAAAACTGCAAACACAACTAAATTCAGTAGTATTCGGAAGAGACGCAGACAGTACAACGAGAATAGCAACTGTGACTGTTACAGGAAACTCCTTTGTTACTTATGATGAACTACCTTTTACTGTAACAGAGTCTACTGGAACTAACACATACAGGCTAAACGCTGATTTCTTTTGGAGCCATGGCTCGACAGCTAACGACATATTAGTTAGAGTATTACTTGACGGAGTAGAAGTCAAAGAACTAAGGATAGAACCAAAAGACAGCAGAGAAGATCAAAGAATACAAAACAATTTACTACACTATGCTGAGAACTTATCAGTAGGAAACCACACCTTTACGTTACAACTTAGACCTGAAAGATCAAATAGGGAATCTAGAGTGTATGAAAGTGTCATAGAAGTTTGGAGAACAAAATGACTAATTACAATTACAACATTTCTTTGGCTACTTTAAATAACAAAGTAGACATGGTTCAACTTAACAAAGAGATCGTAGAGTCTTCTATAACTATAGCATTAGCTAGTGTATCAGCGGCAAACGATAACTTAGATATAAACTTTAAAGCACCCTTATCAACCGAAGAAGAGACCTTGCTAGTCGCATTACTTAGCTCACACACAGGAGCATCCGCACCTGACAAGTCAGTAGTTAAATACGAAGAGGTCATTCCCCAAGGTGGAGACAGGGTGTCCGATAAGGGCATTATCTTTACAGCAACAGCAGGAACGACCACTAGCTTTGATTATACAGTGACATCAGACTTATTTGTAAAAGACGGACACCTCATAGCGTATGATTTTCATAGAGATGACGTTGTATCAATGAGCATAGCTCACCCAGTATCAGGGCAGGATATCCACTTATACCTAGATAGTATTCCTATTGATATACATAAATCAGATAACACCGTGGGATATGCTCACGCAAAAAACAAAGCCATTACTGAAACAAACCTCTTAGGTTTAATAATTAGAATAAAATATACATCAAACGGAACCACTGATGTTGGCGTAAAGGCAACAGTAAGAGCGTACGTAAAATGAGACAATTAAACATAGTATTTACAAAGTCCAAAAAGAAATTTGCTATAGGTTCTTGGCTTATAAGACTTTGGACTAATAAAGAGTATTCACACGTTGCCCTTAGAATGGACAGTCCTATATTTAAGTATGATACTTTTTATCAAGCTTCAGACGGAATGGTAAACTATATGTCTGAGTTGCAGTTTATTAAAAAACACAACATAGTTAAAGAATATATAATAGAGGTTTCTGATGAATTGTACTTAACAATTAGAAATGAATGCCACGAGGAAGCAGGTGCTCCTTATGGCGTTATGCAAAATGTAGGAATAGTGTTGGTAGATATACTTAATGTTTTTGGGGTTAAGGTTAAAAACCCTTGGAAAACAGGAAGAAATTGTTCCGAATTATTATATCTTCATGTTTTTAAACACTTAGGAGATTACGACCTAGACGCTGATTTAGTAAAACCGCACGATATAGAAAGTTTAATAACAACTAGAAATAGGAGAATCAATGAAAAATAACAATAAAGCTAGAAGAGAAGCTATTAAATCCTTGAAATCAGAAATGAAAAGAAGCGAGATGCCAGAAGAATTGAAAGGCAAAATGGCAGTAAAAGTGGTAGCCGATGATGCCGAAGGACTAGAAGAAGGACTAGAAGCTGCCGAAGACACAGTAAAAAGTATTAAGTCTGGAGACATGAAAGACCTCATCAAGGCTGCAATGGAATCTAAGAAAAAATCTAAATAATAAAGGTATAAAAAAATGGCTAAACCCTTAACATCTGATGATTTAATCAGATCACTAAAAAGACGCGCTCTGATACCAACCGACCAATCTACGTTTGAGTCAGAAGATTTTTTAGAGATACTGAACGAAGAGATTAGTACTGGGATTCTCCCTTACTTGCTGGAACAACACGAGGAACATTTAGTTAATTATGTTGAAATACCTGCAGATATTGAAGCTCCCTTTCAATATGAGATTCCTTATCGCTCAATAGGTAACAAACTTAGAGATGTTGCATACATTGACAGTGCTGGAAATCCTTCAGAACTGTCAAGAGTTAGTCTCGAAGAGATATCTGATTACACTAGTTCTTATTCGACAAATCAAGCATCGGTTTTTTATTTAGAAAACAACAACGTAGTTATTCCTTCATTGTCTATTCAACCTAATTCTAAATTACGCATGTACTTCTATTTAAGACCTAGCGATCTAGTTCTAGTAAAAGAAACAGGAAAAATTATAGGAATAACAAAAGGAACTACAGAAACGGTTATAACGATAGATAACTTTCCTGATACCTTTGCAAATAATCCTTTATTTGACATAGTAGGTAGTAAGTCTCCTAATAAATTGAAAAAGTTTGATATACAAGCAACCTCTATAAATAAGAACACTAAGTCAGTAACTATTAATAATGATATGTTACCTTCTGATTTAGTTTCTGGAGACTACATATGTCAAGCCGAAGAGTCACCATATCCCCAAATGCCAACTGAACTACATGCAATCTTAGCTCAACGAGGGGCTTTACTTTGTTTACAAGCGTTAGGTGACACCGAAGGCTTAACAAATGCAACAAGAAAACTTATGAAAATGGAAAAAGCAGTAACTAACCTAATAGATAATAGAGTGGAAGGTGCTCCGCAAAAGATCAAGCCTCGCCATAGTCCCCTTAGAGATGCAGTAAACGGAAACCGTAACAAATTTAGAGGTAACTAATGCCATTTACACTTAACGCAAAAGGACTGTACACGTACAAAAATGAAACGACAGTTCCTGATGGAGCCATGGATATTGCTAATAATATCATAATAGACGAAGATGATGTTATCGAAATTAGAAGAGGTCAAGCTGAGTTTGGTGATGATCTTCCTAACATTGATGATCGAGTGAAACAAGTTAGTGAGTATAAAGATTTAATTATTAGACACTTTAACGATCAACTACAATATGATAACGGTTCTGGAGTTTTTACTGATTTTATTGGTTCATATCAAGAACTAAAAGCTGGTCTTAGAATAAAATCATTAGAAGCAAACGGTAATTTTTACTTTACAGAAAATAGTGGCATTAAAAAGATATCAGCAGTTAACTCTTCCCAAGTGACTGTTGATTCGATAGAAGAAGCAGGTGTACCTAGGGCAGTATCTTTGGAGGCGTCTTTATTGTTTAATCAAAGCGGATTTCTTCCTCCTCAAAGTAAAACCGCATATAGAGTTTTGTGGGGAAAAAAAGATAACAATAGTAATTTACTCTTGGGACACCCTTCAGAACGTTTCGTATTAACTAACACAAGCAACTCGGTGGAGGTTTCAGAGACTTTTCAGATAACATTCACATCCGTTCCTACAACCGCAGAGTATTTTACTTTTTCGTCAAGCGTAAATGATTATTTTATTTGGTATCAGTTATCGGGTACGGATGAAGAACCTCAGACAGCAGAAACCTTAGGAAAAACTGGTATTGAAATAAATTTATCAAGTCCCGGTCAAACAAACTTGACTACAGCATCTAAAACAGCTGACGCTATATCTAATTTATTTGAGTTTGAAGTATCGATTAGTTCTAATGCAGTTCAAGTTTCGGTAGTAGAAGCAGAAAACGTAGACGACGTTGCTGACTACGAAACATCAGGAGGACCGGCTACTAATTTTACTACTACAGTTTTAGAACAAGGATCAGTAACAGAGGGAACTTCTGCAAATACAACTGTTAATTTTAGTGTTCCTTCTGGAATAGACAATACCTATTTCTATCAAATATACAGAACTACTTCAGTAACAGTCCCTGACGGATTAACCCTTGATGATATTGATCCGGGGGACGAAATGAATTTAGTATTCGAAGGAAATCCGCTAGATTCGAACGGAGATCTCTTAACCGAAGTAACAATTGAAGATATAACACCCGAGGATTTTAGAGCTTCAGCAGCTTTTTTATACACGAATCCTATATCTGGAGAAGGCATAACTCAAGCGAACTCTAGACCTCCAGTAGCAAAAGATATAGCACTTTTTAATGGTTCTACGTTTTTTTCAAATACTAAAACAACTCATAAGTTAACTTTTAACTTAGTTTCTGTTCTTTCTTTTACATCTGGAGTTTCTGATTTTATCATAGCTAACGACCAAGTTAAAAGAAAATACACAGCGATAGGTGAAACTCAAGTTCAAGATATAGAAGTAAACTCTAATACAATAGGCGGTAAAGGTTGGTTAATCGACTCAGCTAGAAACCAGAGGAAGTATTTTGTTTATTTCGACGAAGATGGTAATGACCCACTACCTACTGATTCTGAATTCGATAATAAAATAGCAGTTAGGGTCCGTTATAATAGTGGAGATTCTACTGATGATATTGCAGTAAAAATAGCAACAGCACTTGCTACTACCGGTGATTTTGAAATTTCAGTTTTAGGTTCAGTTATGACTATAACATGGTCTAAGAATGGTATCGTAACTGAAAACGCTAGGGATTCCGTTTCAGAAAGTACAGGGTTTGTATTTTCTGCTCCTTCTACAGAAGGGGATGGAGAAGACACTGGCTTGCAAGAATTTCTTCTTTCTAATCAAATATCAGTTGCCGCAAGTATAGATGAAACTGCTAGAAGTATAGTTAAAGTTATTAACGCAGATAGTCTATCCCCAGTTAATGCTTATTATCTTTCCTCAGCAAACGACGTTCCGGGGATAATCTTGCTAGAAGCTAAAACATTAGTAGATGATACATTTTACATAGCGACATCAGACCTAAACACACAACCTAGTTTCGACCCTAGTTTAAATTTAGAAAAGACTATAACATCAACCACATTAGGAACAGCTACTAACATTGAATCCGTCAGTCATGGATATGCAACAGGTCAAACTGTTTTTGTTGAAAACTTAGCTTCAAGTCCTATAATTAGAGGATCGTTTTTGATCACTAAGATAAATAATAATAATTTTACTATACCTTTTGAAACAACAACAGACACCCTCAATGAAGGAGAGGTATTTTTAGGAAGTAACTTTTCTGATAATGAAGAAAAACCCAATAGGATATACTTCTCAAAAAGCAATAGACCAGAGGCTGTCCCTATAGTTAATTTTATTGATATCGGTCCTAAAGACAAACCGATACTCAGAATACTACCTCTAAGAGATAACTTATTCGCATTAAAGGAAGACGGCATATATATCATATCTGGAACCTCTGCTCCCAATTTCACTGTGAGGTTATTGGATGGGTCTACGGAGCTAAAAGCTCCTGACAGTGCTGTTGTGTTAAATAATGTTATCTATGCTCTTACTGATGAAGGTGTTGTTAGGATTTCAGACACTGGAGTACAGGTAATATCAAGACCTATAGAGAACTTAATAAAAAATGTAGTTAATAGTAGGTTTAACTTTTCTACTGTAGCATTTGGTGTATCATACAGTTCAGATAGAAGTTATCTTTTGTGGTTACCAACGAATGAAGAGGATACGACGGCAACACAATGCTATAGGTTTAACTCTTTTACTAGAACTTGGACTAGATTCATTATAGACGCTACTTGTGGTATGGTAACTAGTAGAAATGATAAATTAATAATAGGAGCAGGTGATAGAAATACACTAACTCAGGAACGTAAAAACAACAACAGAACAGACTATTCTGACAGAGATTTTAATTTAACATTATTACCTTCAGGAGTTTCTTCTAATGTATTAAGCGTAAGTACAGTTTCTGAAGTAGAAAAAGGTGATGTAGTTTTTCAAAATCAATACGTTACCTTATCTGTGATTAGAAGGCTCTTACAAAAATTAGATATCGATAACGGAGTATCTAGTTCGAATTACGAACAGACTATTCAATACGCTGCAGGTACTAGGATTAGTAATGCGTTGGGTGATATTAATGATAAATTAATTACTGATGGTATATCGGTTACGCCTGTTGTATACAGTAATGACATCGAAACACAAAAAGATCAATACAACGACCTAATGCAAGAATTGAATATTGTCAGTTCAGGTACTTCTTTTAAAGATTACTCAGAAGTATCACTTCTTGTTTCTTATGAAGTAGTCGTTGATAGCGTGACAACTCAAGGCAACTTACTTACTGGACTTTTCGATACGCCATTCGTGGAAGGTTCTATAACAATATTCAAAGGGATACCAGTAAAAGTTCAATATGCCCCAGAACACTTTGGAGACCCAACACTGCTAAAACAAATAAGACAAGGAACAATCTTATTCGACCAAAGTGCTTTCTATGGTGGGTCTATAGCTTACGCCAGTGATCAATCTGCGTCCTTCGTCTCTACTAATTTTAGTGGACTGGGAATTGGTGAATGGGGTACACCTTTTTGGGGTACAGGTACTTGGGGAGGCTTAGGTAACGATGTTCCTTTTAGAACTTTAATACCTCTTGAAAAGCAAAGGTGTCGATATTTGACAGTCCAAATTAACCATCTTAATGCTAGGGAAATAGTCAGGATAAACGGAATTTCTTTAATGGTTAGACAGATTAGTAACAGGGCATATAAATAATGACTAGACTATCAAATGTGCAAAGACTTAGGATAGAAGATTTTGAAGAAGAGGATCGTGAGTTAGTAGCTAAGTTTGCTGAAATATTTAATTACTTTATGACACAGACCGTTGATACTGTTAATGGTAGGTTGGACTACGACAACATAAATAGAGAGTTAATAACGATAGACGTGACATTAGATGGATCTGGAAACTCAATAAATCCAATAACTTTCAGAACTGAAACCGGAAATACTATTAGAGGTATTGTTGTTTTAAGTGCTCAAAATCTTACGAATAGGGCGGTATTCCCTAATGCTTCACCTTTCATTTCGTTTGAACCTACGGGCAATTCACTATATAAAGTCAATAAAATTACAGGTTTACCTGCTTCTAACCGCTTTCAACTGTTATGTGAAGTCATATACTAGGTTGAAATAACAACTAGATATAGGATATTATACGAGGATTAAATGGCTTACATACCAAAAGAGGACGACAACGAAGAGTCGGGCATGGATATACTTGCCCCTCAGTCTAACGCTACCCAACAAAACAATCAACCACAAGCTCAGAATCAAGATTTAAACGTGTCTGGGGCACAAAGTGCTACTGTCGGTAACACTAACACCCAGACTGCCCCCAAGGCACCCTCAGGAGCTTCTAAGAAAGCCTCTTCAGGTATGTTCACTAATATCCAAAAGTATATTAATCAAAACAAAGCTGGGGCTCAGAATATGTCCCAGAACATTCAAAAAAATACAGGAATGCAAAACCAGAACGTTCAAAATGCAATAAGTAAACAAAAGAACGATTTCATGTCTAGGGTCGAGTCTAACCGCAATAGGATACAAGGGGCTCAGAACTTTGGTCAACAAACGATACAACAAGCTCAAATTCAAGAAAGTACCCCTATGTTACAGCAACAACAGTCGGATACACAACAGAGGTATGATCAGTTTAATCCCAATCTTACAGACCAAACAGCAAATATAAATCAAAATAAACAAAACCAAGCTACAGAACAAATAGCTTACGATCAATCACAACAGGCTTACAATCAAGCACAACAAAACTTTAATCAACAGGCGCAGAACTTTGGACAACAGTTAAATCAACCAGTACAGTCTGGTGAGCAAATGACATATAATAGATTTCAAGAAGGCGTAAGAGTGACCCCTACTTACTTCGACAATGAACAAGTTCAACAAGGACTTGCTTCTGGAGATCAAAACATGATTCAAGCTGTAGATCAGAGTTTACAGCAAGATCAGACTAGAGTTAATCAAATAAACGAACAACTACAACTAGGGACAGGTAATCCGGGACTAATAGATGAACTGAATACTTTGACTGGACGTTTAGACTCTTTTCAACAATACAGACAAAGCCTAAACGCTCAACAAGAAGCACAAGGTCAAAATCAAACACAGCGGGGCAAGTTAGACCAGCTTCAGGATGAATATAATAGAGCACAAGAACAACAAAGATTATTCCAAAATAAAAACCAACTTCAAACTGAAATGGCTGCTATTCAGGAAAAGATAGATAATGCTTCTCAAGAATTAACTCAGGATGACATTCAGAGATTTAATGACCTAAGAACTGGCGTTGAGAGGTTTGATGATGCTATACTTAATTTAACCACGCAGCAACGAGAATCAGATGAACTTTCTAGTTCAGCGGAACTATCTAATACCAGTGAAGGAAGAAGAAACCTACTAAGACAAAACTTTGGTCAGCAAGGCGGGTATACTTCAGGTCAAGCTACTCTAGATAATTTGATATTAAGTGGAAATAAAGAAGCAAGTTCTTCGTTAGTTCAGGGTCTAAGAGATCAAGCACAGAGCACTCAAAGAATGTTAAAAGATGCTTTCGAGCAAGGAAGGATTAGTCAAGATGAACTAAGACTTGGAACTGAGAATTTACAAAAAGAATTACAGCAAGGACTAGACACAGCAAACGAAACGCTACAGCAAGATCTAGAAAGTAGAGTTCAAAGTGGAGAAGGTAGTTACATAAAAGAACTACAAGATAAATTACAATCAGGTCAAGGACTCTCAGCTCAAGATAGAGAAATACTAGGCATTACAGGTGAAGAAAGATACAATTTAGACCCAGCTACGTTACTAAATGAATATGATCCCACTCAGTATAGTATCCAAGACGTAGCTAACTTGACAGATGTGGCTAGGGCGCAAGCCCTAGCTCGTCTATCAGGTAAAGATAATCAGGAAATGTTTCTTAATGAAAATGAAATCATGGCTCGTCAATTAAGAGGTGAGGGTCAAGAACAAACTACGACTTTAGGTGAGCTGAGTAATAACGATAGAAACTCGGTTATGCAATTTAAAGATAAGTTAAGATCGGGACAACAATTTGAAAATCTAGACCAAGCACGAAACGAAATAAAATCGAGTCTACAACAACAAGATCCCGATGTTGGTATAATATCATCCAATATCCAACAATTAGTAGAAAAAGGATTTACAGGTACAAACCACACTGATGTAAATTTAGAGGACGTTGTTAACGGAGATCCAAATGCTATCGGTCTCCTACGAGATGCTGTTTATTGGAACCATGTGGGACAAAATGGAAGACATGGAGTATCAGTTAGTGCTGATCGAATAAGAAATGCGGTTATTTCTGCACTAGAAAAAACACAAGCTGCCAATGAAATGTTTAGTGCTGGAAATAGTAACGCACTAAGAGGCGAGTCTGAAAGTTCGTTTGTTCAAAGTGATGCTGCTAAAACAACCCTTGGGCAATAATGAGTTTGTATTCAGATTATATAATGGAACGTGAAGGTTTTGGTTGTTTTGAAGATAAGGACTCTTTTGTTACATATAAAAAAATAGATGACGCATTATATCTTAGGGACATGTTCGTTTGTTTTGAAAAGAGAAAAACAGGAATCGCAAGAAAACTAGTAGAACAGACCATAAAAATAGCAAAAAGAATGAATTGTAATAGAGTAATAACAACAATAGATACCACAACTAATAATTGGGAAGTTAATAAAAAAGGTATAGAATCTGCAGGATTCACGCAAGTAAATAATGAAGAACTTCTCTATTTTGTTAAGGAATTAAATAATGGGTAAAAAGACTAATGAAGCTGAAGTGCAGGCAATGAACGCTGCTATAGCTGAACAGAAAGCAGCTAGAGCAAAACTAGAAGCCGTAGCAGAACCTGACTATAATCAGATGGAAGATTACATTCGATCTATGGCAGCAGAACGTCCCGGACTAATGGGTCTATATCAAAATATAGATAGAGAAGACTCTGCTTTAGAAGACATCGAAATCGACCCTAGGTTAAAAGACGCTCAAATGCAGGCTCTTGAAGGGTTATCTGAAGCTGCTGAATCAGGGTTAACCGAAGAGGACATGGCTCAAAGAAGATCACTTCAGAGAGAAGTAAATTCTAACGAACAAGCTAGACAAAAATCAATACTTAGTGACATGGCTCAACGTGGTGTGGGGGGTTCAGGATCTGAACTAATTGCTAGGCTACAATCATCACAAGATTCGGCACAAAATGCAGCAGAGGCTGGCGATAGACTCGCTATGGATCAAGCTGCTTCCAGAAGATCAGCTTTACAACAAGTAGCTAATGCATCTACTGGAATGAGATCACAGGAGTATGGAGAAAAATCAACAGCAGCAACAGCTAGAGATCAGATTGCAGCTTTTAATGCAATGAACAGACAAAATACAAATTCTCAAAACCTAAATCTTAGACAAGGACAAGAGGACCAAAGGTCGCAACAACAACAACAAATGTACAGTAACTTAGGTAATCTACAACAACAACAATTTGGCAATGAAATGCAAAAAGCCGGTGCTTATGTAAATGCAACTCAACCTATTGCTAATATGACTGCCCAGAATGTTAGTAGAAGTCAAGGACCGGGGGGGATGATTGGTACATTAGTAGGAGCAGGAATTGGTGCAATGTCGGGGACAGGAGCAAAAGGAGCTTCAGTTGGTGCTCAACTTGGTGGAGCTGTTGGTGGAGGTATGCAAAGTAATAACTCTGGTAATTTTGCTGATGGAGGACTTTCTAAAGATCAAATGGACGGTAGGCAAGCTGAAGCCGATTACATGAACGATCAGAAGTTCGGTGACGATCCGTATAAAAAAGCAATGTTCGGAGAAAGAGGTACAAGAAGCACAGCAGAGTCAGCAGGAACTTTAATGTCAGGTCTAGAAGAACTAATCGGTAGAAGTCCTAAAGCTAACCCGGCTGAAGCCCCAAAAGGTAAATCAGATCTAAATATGGAAGCATTATCAGCTATTGCAGGTCAATCAAACAAACCAAAAGCTCAAACGAGACAGGTGAACATATCTAATGCGCCTGTAGTTAATACTAAAGCTTTATCTGGCTTAGGAAGTCAACGATTGATTGCTGCTGATGGGGGGACTAAATACTCAGATGATAACCTAAAGAAGTTAATAGACAGTAAGACTCAATTGAAACAACAAATGGGAGAAGACTACTATAACGCAAATAAGTACAAGAAACAAATAGATGAGCTGGATAAAAGTATCATAAAAAACATAGAAAAAGGACATCAGTATAATAACGGTGGAGTTTCTAATGGAATGGCTTACAATGATGGAGGAGAAGGTACTATTATAGACTCAGGTACTGATAGTTTTTCAGGGGATAACTTACCTGATCGTATAAATGATGGCGAAATGGTACTGAACATGGAACAACAAGATCGTATTAACGACATGTTAATGGATTATAAGCGTTTGAAAAGTGAGATGAGAACTGATACAATGGTAGACGAAGGTGCGAAAGAAGTCAATCCTTCTCAACAAGAAAATCTTATGGCAGTAGCCAGAGGTGAGCTAGAAATTGAGGATCTACCGAATGAAAGAATTGTTAAAGAACCTACAGGTGGCATGGGTGATCTTATGTCTATGCTCAGTAAACGCAAGAGGTAAAATGGAGAAAAGAGACCCCGCTTCATTGCAAAAGTACAAAGAGATATTAGCTAAAAGAGAATCCAGTAACAATTACAAAGCCAAGAACACTCTAGGCTATATTGGAAAGTATCAGTTTGGTAAAGATGCCCTAGTTGATACTGGATACAAGGATAAAAAAGGTAACTGGACAGGAAAGGATGGAATAAAGAGAGAAGAAGACTTTTTAAATTCCCCAGAAATCCAAGAAAAAGCTATGGATGACCATATTAAACTTAGTCGAAAATATCTTAAAAATAAAGGTGCTACTGATTATATAGGTAAGGACTTTAACGGAAGGAAAGTATCAGAGTCAGGACTTGTTGGTGCGGCTCATTTAGTGGGAGCTGGGGGTGTTTCTAAAATGCTAAAAACAGGAGAGGTTCCTACTGATGCATATGGTACAAAAGCAGTTGAGTATTTAGATTTGTTAAATAATATCCCATTAAAGGATGAAAAAGAAATGGATAAATTAAAAAAATTAGAAGACTTAAAAAATAAACTTAATGGTTTAGGAAGTGCCCCTAAAGTTGAAGTAGAATCAGCTAAAGATTATGATGATGGAGGGTTAATGTCTAAAGAACCTGATAATATAGAAAAGCTTATAGAGGACTATCGAAGAGAAAAAGAAGAATACAATAAGAGACAATCAAGTGCTGATAATATGTCAGCTCTTTCTTCAATAGCTTCTACTTTTGACAAATACTCACCAAACAGTGTAGCTTTGAAAGCTCAACAATTTGATGCAGGACCAGCTCCTAGTCTCAATGAAACTATCAATATAGCAAAACTACAAGGATTAGGGAAAGACCCTAATATGACTCCTTATCAGAAAGAAT